GCCATGTTTTATTAATACCACCGTGGGTGATTGAAGTCTATCCTAAAAATAAAAGAGATTGATTTTTAATCTTCGCTTAGTATAAAATAGGAAATTTACACTATATACAGGAGATTAAAATGAACATTGATGAAATGAAGAGCGTTATCGTCTACTTAACAGACAAGGTAACTAAACTAGAACAAGAGAATATTGCACTATCGAATAAAAAAGTATGTGAATGCGAACAAGAAGAAGAGGCACCAATACCTGTAAGAAATAACATTATTAGGTTATTTCCTTACACGGAGGCGTAAGCGGATACGGCGACGATTGCGTCTCTTTTTGGACCCCACTTTACGTCGCCCCTTATGCTTTTTCTTTTTTAATACGGAACTCATCTCTGTCCTGATCCATTTGCTGAACCCTTGCTCTCCAATAATCTCTTTCTTTCTCGGCCAGATCTTCCCACCGCAATTGTTTAAATCCTCGTCTATCTGATTTATATCTCAGATTCTTTGCTCTCTTATCATAGACTGTAGTATCAGTCATTTAAACTCACTAATAGATTGCTCGTGTTTCTTCCACAAACGACGACCATCCTGTAATGTTATTTCCCAATCAATAACATCAAACTCTTTTATTGTACCGTCAGTATAATGAACTCGGACGCGATTGATTACGTCACCTGACTCTGGATTTTTTTCTTGAAATCTAACGACGCCACTAACTATTTTTTTTATCATCCTTTACGTGCCCTTGTGCAGGCATATTTGTAAAGTAAATGGAACGCACATCCTTTATGGCGTGTTGTAGTTCAGCTTTCTCTCTTAGCACATTGTATAACTCTTTGATATGTTCAGCGTGATCATGTTCTTTACTTGTGATGTACGCTGGTACATTTGTTAATAAAACTTCTTTTGCTTCTAGCTCTGATAAATTACCTATCATCTTATTCAAGACTGATATATATAAAGCTCTTTTAACGTTATCCTTGTTCTGTTGTTCTTGCACTGTGGTCCTCTCCATTCTGTATGGTTGGTTGATTGCTTTCTTGATTGTGTTCTTTGTCAATTAAATAGTGTAAATAAGAACCCATAGACATATACTTGTTTTGTGCCATGGGCTTTGCCTTGTTGTACACATCAATTTTTATGGCTACAGATTTATACTTAGTAACATCTGTCATTTCTTTCTCCTAAATATTATATCTTGTTTCATATAATAATAGGTATATATGGGAATTTATATGATAGTCAAGGACAATCTATGTGTCTTGTTTATATAAAATATCCTCTAAACTAGCGGCTTGGACGCAATTAAATGACATGGTGACATATTCAGTGAGGTCTGTTAGATCTTCTTGGACCCACTGATAATAATCATTACATTCTTCATAGTTAGGGTGAGTTACTTCAGACGCAACTCTTAGACAACTTTGATCTACTCCCATACCTATGCATACCCAACCAATTAAAAAAAATTTTAACATTTACTCCTTTTCGATGTACTCGAATTCTACTTTTAACCTTATCTGTTCCTTGGTCCGTTGTCTAATAATCTTTGATCCCGGTCGCCAACTTTTTGTCCTGCGTGATGTTGTCTTAACATCTATGAGTCTGACCTCTCCTGTCTCATGATGAACTAACACCATGTCAATGGGGCCAGAACTCGATACGTTTTTAAATACCTCATAACCTTGCTCTAAGAACTTAATGATAGCTCTATGTTCACTAACGTCACCAATTACCCTTTTTTCATTTCTCCCCATGATGATCCTATATCCATGTCTACTTTCAAAGGTACCTTCAATTGCACTGTATTTTCCATTGCTTCTTTAATTTTTTTTGCCTGCTCATCAGATTCAATCGAACAGTTTAATTCATCGTGAACTTGTATATGAGATACAATTCCTTGCTCGTATAAATCTACCATGGCTTTTTTAGTCATGTCTGCACTAGATCCTTGTATCAATCTATTCAAAGCTTTATAAGTCCATGCACGTTTTAAGTCACGGCCATATTCTTTCTCTGCTTGCCATAATGGTAACGGTTTATGTATACCAAATGCTCGTGGTTCCCATGTATCAAAACGACATTTACGACCTAGCAGTGTTCGAAGAAAGCCTACGTTTTCTGCTTTGCGTGTCGCTTGTTCCATTAACTGTTTTACAAAAGGCACGTTAGCGTGAAACTGTGTAAATAAATCTTCTGTTTCATCTCTATCTAATCCAAGCTCACTTGCAAGCTTACCTTTACCCATGCCATACATCATCCCTAAATTAATTGTTTTCGCGGTTCTTCTATCTATACCAGCCATGTCTGCAACGGCTTGGTGAAAGTCTGGGTCCTCGTGCTTATAAGATTCAATCACTTCACCAGCACCTTTTAATCCACCGCTAGTTAATGCAGCGAAGTGAACTAACACTCTAGGTTCTTGTTGACTGTAATCAAAACTACCCCACTTACATTTTTCATTAGGAACAAAGATAGACCTGATCATTGGTCCGATATCCTTGTTTCTAGCTGGAATCTGCTGGAGATTAGGATTGCTATAACTAAATCTACCCGTAACTGTGCCACCACTTTCACTACGCATTTGATGTATATCAGCGTGAATACGACCTTTGTGTTCATGTGTGAGTATCGTATCAATGAATGTAGTGCGTGCTTTATTAAACTCTCTGGCCTGCACTATCATTTTAGCTAACGGATGTTTGTGTGTTGTTAAAAAATTTTTATCAAACTTTGGTTGACCTGACTTCGGTGTTCTTTCATAAGATATCTCTAGCTTATCAAAAGCTTTAGCCACGCTGACGGCAGCCCAAACATCTACATCAACTCCTGTGTCTTGTTTAATTTTATATAAAAGATCTTTTTCTTTTTTACTTAAATCTATTTTTATGTGATTAGCTTTTTGTAAATCAACGCGAACTCCATTAGATTTCATATCTAACAGACATGGGAAGAGCCGTGTTTCGAGATCAAAGATACTCGATAGCTCTTGCTTAATTAATTCTACTTTAAAAAACTGCCATAATCTCAACGTCAGATCAGCATCTTGCTCTGCATAAGGGCCCACATACATAGGCGGTAACTTATACATTTCAGCTTTAGCATCGACGCCCCATTCTTTTGCGGCCTCGTATAATAAACCCTCTGACTTAGTATCTTTTAAATAATCTCTTCCTAATTCATTTAAGGAGTATCTAAATCTATTTTCATCAATCAGCGGAGCGGCTATCAGCGTATCAATAATTTTACCTTTAACTTCTATACCCCACCAGCGAAGCCACCCTACGTCATAAGAAGCATTGTGAAATATCTTATCACAGGGTAACTCCATAATTTTTTTTACTTGGCGCTTGACAATCTTCTCATCAAAATTACCGCCGCCTTCATGACGTATTGGAAAATATCCTTTCCAACCGTCTACTGCTATTGCAACTCCAGCTATAAAACCGTCACCCCTAGGCCATCCTGGGCCCATAGTCTTGATGTTAGGATCACAAGTTTCTAAGTCTACTGCTATCTCTGTGGCCTCTGTTAAGTTAGGCACCTTTTCAGGTGGCGTCCACTCGCTAGGTGGTTGAAACAAAGGCATTTGAGTCACTAGTCCTCTTTTTGAATTTCAGCCGCTATAGCTGCGTACCCAGCGATATCTATATAAGAATCGGGTGTTGCTTTATGTTTTATTCTAGCAACCTTCATCAATAGCATACACATGGCTACGTCGTGAGCGGAAATATCTTTTCCTAAATAAGAACTCCATAGAGCTGCAATATTACAATGTGTGATAGTTTTATCACCGTAATCATTTGCTCTAGGGCCTGTTACTAATCTAATAGCTTCTTGTAAACACTTTTCACTTTGCATCTTCTTTCTCCTTTTGTTGTTGTAAGTCTTGCAGTAATTGTTCTAAATCTTTCTTTAAAACTTTTACTGCTTTATCTAAGTCATCACGTCTAAGCTTCGCGCCTTCTGCCCTGACTTTAGAAATCTGTTTAATAGTTATCTGAAGTTGTTTGATAACAACGTTTGTAAATGACATTAAAAAACCTCCGAAAATTCTCTGTCAGATTGAGATCTAACAATGTTTAATATATTCCTAGCACGTGTCATTCCAACATAGAATACTCGGCGCTCTGAATCCCTGTTCTTCCAATACTCATCATCTGCTTTGCGAGACAAGTCTGTCAGTAACATAACATTATCGGACTCTCCACCTTTTGATCCATGTATAGTCGATAACTTGATCCGTGGTTCGTGTCTAATGTTTTCACCACGGCGTAAAACTGCTCTAACATAAATAGACTTTGATGGTGGTATATTTTTTAACGCTTTAAACCACGGTAAGTCTCTATCTACTTTTAAACCATAATTATTTTTTAATGATTCAAAGTTATATAATTTTTCTTTATCTGCTTTCTTCATACCCTTATGTTCTACTTCCACACCCTCTCCTGTCTTTATATAAGCATAGCAACTTTTCACTTGTTTAATACCTATTTCTTTACCTCTGCGCAAATCCTCCCACGCTAAGATTGCTTCATGAACTCTTTTATTAATAGAAGTCTTATCAGCTCTTTTATAATAGTAACCGTAGATTTTTAAATCTTCTTCTAATTTATCTAAACGATATCTATCCCTTGCCAGGATTAACCATTGACCTTCTTTCATCTTTTGTAATTGTTCTATTGGGTGTATGTTTACTTCACCATCATCATCTCTTGACGTCCATTCTTTATCTACTCTATCTGATATTCTTGTAATTAGTTTATTTGCATGCCTATGAATTAACTTAGACAGTCTATAAGACCTATCTAATACAGTTCTTTGACCTTCCATATTAATTAAATACTCAGGTCTGGCCCCTGCCCAACGATAGATAGCTTGATCATCATCTCCGGCGACGTAAACTCTTTTACTATTTTCAATAATTCTTTCTACCATTTTCCATTGCAACCAGCTTAAATCCTGTGCTTCATCTATTATTACCACGTCGAATTGAGGTATTGTATCATAATGTTTTTTATTAAACTCAACTATCAAATCAGTCAAATCAAATTTATTTCTCTCTGATTTATATTGATGTAAGGCTTGGTCTATGTATTTTAATTTTAACCAGCCCCCTTGCAAATGACCTACTGTGGGATCATTAAAAAAGTTTTCAGTTGTGAGTCCCCTGACTTTTGCACCGTCAATAACTTTCATAAATACATCGTCAGGAAAGCCAGCACCATATGTCTCGGTGTTCTTGTTCGGATTACTAAGATTAATTTGTAATTTATCTGATACAACTCTGTAATCATCATCACTCATAATGTTCTCTTCTTTTAAATGTAATTCTCTGTAAGCTAGACTATGTAATGTTCTAAAGTTCATAAAATCTTTTGTGCTATAATTTAATTGAGATATAGCTCTTGACAAAGCCTCGTCAGCCGCTTGATTTGTAAATGCTAAGTAAGCTATCTTGTTCGGCGATACTTTGTTTTCTCGTAACTCTTTCTCCACGATATGAAGTAAATGCGTGGTCTTACCCGTGCCTGGTGGTCCAAAAATTATGTTTCTCAAAACGGAGCATCCTCTCTCATGTCAGGTGTCTTGAACTCGTCCTCGCTTTTTTTCTGCCAAGGCAAGAACCAAAGATACGTTGTTTTATTTTTTACTTTACGTCTGATATCTCCACCACCTAATTTATTTCTAATATGAGCAGTCATCTCTGTAGCACTAAAATCTTTGAAATCATTCTTCTTTAAAAACTTTTGTAACCAATCTGATCTAAAAAAAGCAGTCATCTTTTGTACCTTGATTTCTTTTTCAACTCCATTCTCTTTAATTATATCAATATATTCTTTATCTTCAAATAATGCCTTACCCATCTCAATCTCATCTATGTGTTCTGCTTCACCTTGGTCCTCTAAGAATCTTTCTAGTAAGTTTTCAAATCTACCTGTCTTTGTAATCTCATGTGGCATTTGTATTACCTCTACAACTTGTAATAAAGATTGTATTCTATTATCCCAATCTTGTGGGCGCATGATGTTAGGTAATATATTTATTTCATTCAAACATGCTTTTCTAAATCTGTGTTGATCGTATAATTGTTCTGTAGATAATTTTAATCTTCTACCGTCTATGTTTAAGAACCATGTAGACTCATCACTTTCAAACTTTGTCAAATCACTAACCTGATGTTGAAAAGAATTACCTATGCCATATTGTTTTGCTCTGCATTGTATGGGTGAACAAACAGAACACATCGGTTGGTCCTTACATTTATACTGATAATCTTTTTTCTCGTGTTGATTAATTGTCTTTTGAACTTGTGATGAGCTAAGCGGTCTCTCCATATACTTGTGATTAAACTCATCTACTTTATCTTGCCACTGCTCAGGCCATTTTTTCTTTGCGTAAACGGCATACTGATACAATGTGTTATCTCTACCACCTTCAGGTATACCTTGTGACATGAGGGTTGCTATACAAGGAGGACCATCATCTAAATCATTTATTTGTTTTTCTACTTTAGGTTTAAAGTCTTTGAGATACTGTAAACCAACACTATGTCTTTCATATAGAAGAAAGAACTCATCTAATGTAATAGCTTGACCATCATCATCAAAAGCATGTCTCATACTTTCATCACCGCCATGATAAGGTAAGTTTAAAAAATTACCTGTGTCTCCTCTATCTGCTCTGATCTCTATTTGTTTTGGAAACACTTCACAATTAGCGTAGCCAATCAATCCAGACCACTCTATTAATTTATCTCTTATAATTTTTGCTTGTGTTGGTTCTCTTAAAAATAAAAATATGTGAGCACCACCACTCTTTGATCTACACATGACCAAAGGTAAATCTAATTTTCTAATCTTACTTACAATCTTTTTAAAATCTAAAGGGTATGTATCTATATCTATACAACCCCATATACAACTTGAATCATCTCTAATTGGTATGATACCTAGACTAGGGTCCTTACCATTTATGTGGTCTATCCATAACTGATCAGTTACAGGTTGCTTTAATATAAAAGCTTTACCAGAGGCTTTACCGTTTACAGATTGACCGTCACTAACATATTGACCATAGGCTCTGTCCAAGCCATAGAAAATACTTTTAAATTTTTTTACTCTTTCTTCCATAAATTAAAAGGGGCGGTTGCCCGCCCCTGTAGTTTAGAAAGGAGTAGCCTGCTCGTTTGTAGCAGATTCCTGTTCATACTTGACCTTCACTTCGCCTTTGCCTACGCTCTCTGCAAAAGTTTTAGCCATGGAGTAATAATTAGTATCTTGTAGTTGATCCTCACGAGAGATCTCCCAGCCATACCAATTACCTTTGTCATTACCTTCTTTGACTGTTTTCAAACGATAGTAATGACTGTAAGACGGAGGAGTAAACAATCCGTTCTTACCTTTTAGTTTTAGATTAAGTAACATCGAGTTCCATTTTCTACTCTTTTTTAATTGAGTAGCTTTCATGGTAATCAAAGCCGGAGTTGCGTCACCCTCATCTGTTATTAATAACACATAATGATTACCGCAAGTCTCAACATAGTTACCATTAGAGAGACGATCTTTATTACCGTCATCTCTTGTTGTTTTGGTTAAGACATCACTTGAAGCATCAAAGACATTTATCGGTGCACCCGATCCCTGTCCTCTGTCAGCCCACTCAACGTATTGACGTTGATACGCACAAGGTAAAACGCGTATGCCTTTTGATCCGTCATACAATTCATTTGTAACTGTATTAAAAATCATACCAGCTTTTGCGTTTTCTAACTCTTCCAATTCAGGAGAGAGTTGCATCAAGACTTTTAATCTTGGTGTAGCTAAATCATCTTGCGAGATATTTTCTAGGCCGCTAGAAGCGTCCATTTCCATTAACTCTAGATTTAGTGCGGGTAGTTTGCTTTCTTCTTTTTTTGCAACACTGTTTGTGTTTGCACTTGCATTTGCCATTTTGTACCTCCTATGTACATTTTACTTTTTACTTATTTTGGTTTCGGCGCCAACAAAGACTCCGAACTTTTCCATAGGTATCTCCTTACCTTCATTGATTTGCTCTCTTACAAAAGCTTTCAATGTCATAGGTTCAACCCATAGTTTTTGTTGAGGATCATAACCTAACTCCTGAACTTTATTTACAAATTCAGAGGCGGTCATATCCTCACCTTTACCGAACGTAGCAGATACTTGATTCTTTATCAAGTCGCCATGTCCGTTATCACGAAGCCACTGAAATGCGTCCTCGCGAAACCTTATAGGAATAGATGCTTGCACTTTTTGTTTAACTTTAATTTGTGAACCGTCTTTTAGTGTTAAGCTTTCTAATCCTAACTCCGCCATTCTGGCTGGAATTATTTCTTCTGATAACTTACGAATACTCTTAGCTTTTTCTTTTAACATTTTTTCAAGCTCTTCGTATTCACTCTGCTCTGATGATAATTCAGAACAAAGATCAGAAACTTCTTTTAGTGAGTTATCTCCGATTGTCGGTTTGGAAAATTCTGCTTCCATATCTTCTAACAAACTATTCATCTATCTCTCCCTTCTCGTATAGATTTACTTCAATAGGATAATACTTAAATTCACGTTTATCCCATTTAAGACATTTGAATCTACCACGATTATAGTTCGCGGCAACTGCACATGCAATACCTATAATTGAAGGGTCACCAATTAATAATAAATAATCATGGTCACAAAAATCTTTTAACTTTTTGTTTAGACGTCTTACAGTTGGTCCCGTGCTCAAAACTAATTGAGAACCCTCTGGTAATAAAAGTTCTAATTTACCATACTTTTCAGCACTTAAAACATTTCTACCAGCTACTTCTTGTATTACATAAACAGTCATTCTTAATTCTAATTATAAATATAGTCATTGACAAAAAGATTTGCAAGTATTAATTTTTATTTAAGAATTTTAGAAAGAGTTAGTTATGGATTATAAGTTTAAAACAAAGCCATACGAGCATCAATTAAAGGCATTGGGTGCTTGTTATAGTAAAGAAAATTATGCTTTATTTATGGAAATGGGTACAGGTAAATCTAAAGTCTTAGTGGATAATATAGCTATGCTTTATGACAAAGGTAAAATAAATGCAGCTTTGGTTATTGCACCAAAAGGCGTTTATAGAAACTGGGAGAGACAGGAGATACCTATTCATATGCCAGAACATGTTATGCACGACATTGTTACTTGGTCTCCCTCAACCACAAAAAAACAACAAAAAGAAAATCAAAAGTTGTTTAAACACGGTGAAGAACTGATTATATTTTTAATGAATATAGAGGCTTTTAGTACAAAAAAAGGCTTAGTTATAGCGGAAAAGTTTCTGTTAGCACACTCTGCATTAATGGCGATTGATGAGTCAACAACTATTAAATCACCCACTGCTTCTAGAACTAAAAATGTTTTAAGTTTAAGAAGATTTGCAAAGTATAGAAGAATCCTGACAGGATCTCCTGTAACTAAAAGTCCATTAGATTTATACACTCAATGTTATTTCCTTGATCCGTTGTACTTGGACTTTTCTTCATACTACACTTTTCGTAATCGTTATGCATTAATGGTGGAAAGGAGTTCTGGTAGTCACACATATAAATTAGTTACAGGCTATACAAGACTAGATGAACTAAATGGTAAGTTGGATAAGTTTTCTTACAGAGTTTTAAAAGAAGATTGTTTAGACTTACCTGATAAAGTTTATATGAAAAGAAATGTGCCTTTGACGCCTGAGCAAATAAAAGCTTACGAGAGCATGAAAGAGAACGCCGTTGCAGTTTTACAAAATTCTCAAACAACTGCGGCTAGCGCATTAGCACAAATGATTAGACTTCATCAAATAACTTGTGGTCATATAAAAACTGACGCTGGTGAAGTTAAGCATTTAAAGAATAACAGAGTCAATGAACTTTTAAATATATTAGAGGAGATAGATGGAAAAGTCATTATTTGGGCGATATATCGTCATGATATCCAAAAAATTAGAGAAATACTTTCAGAAAGATACGGAGAAGAAACTGTGGAGTCGTTTTATGGTGATACTCCTGAGATTGATAGGCAGGATATTGTTATTAGGTTTCAGGATAGAGAGGACCCTTTGCGATTTTTTATCGGCAACCCTAGAACGGGTGGATATGGTCTCACTCTTACTGCTAGTAATACCGTTGTTTATTATAGTAATAGCTATGATTTAGAAATTAGATTGCAATCAGAGGACAGAGCACACAGAATAAGTCAAACAAAAAAAGTTACGTACATTGATCTTATGTCTGAGGGAACCGTGGACGAGTTTATAATTAAAAATCTACGAGGTAAAATAAACTTAGCTAATAAAGTATTGGGTGAAGATTTAAAGAAGTGGTTGATATAAAACCACCCCAGATAGGGGTGGCTTAAGTTTTATTTCTTCTTGGTTTTTTTCTTGGTTTTTTTCTTGACGTTCTTTTTCTTTGCCATGCCGCCGCCGCGCATTTTAGTCATACCGCCGCCGCGCATCATGCCAACTTTGTCCATCATCATACCATTTCTTTTTTTCATTCCTGGCATTTTTTGTCTCCTTTAAAAAGCTTTTTAAATTGTTTTTGTCTAGACGACACTACCTCGTGGTAGTAATCTCTGGGCCACTTATCATAGTAACCCATGCGATGTAGTTTATCAGATGCTTCATACAATTGCGAGAACTTTTGTATTAACATCATAGAAAAATCTATCTTTGAGTCAGGAAGATTAGATATATCTCCTGTAGGGTCTAATAAAAACTCTTGTTCTTCTTCATTAGGTGGGTTGTATGGGTGAAATCCCATAAAATACACATCTTTTTTATTATATTTTCTGTTAAAGTTATCAATGATTCTTTGAAATTTATTAAGACCATATTCTTTAAAATAAACGTCGCAGTAAATAAGTATTTCTTTTTTATTAAAATTAATATTTTTAACGTGTTTATGTAACTCTCTTACATACCCTACCTGAGGGTTTCTAACTACTATGTCTACTTTACTATCCATCCAAGCTTTCGCCGCGAAAGGACAAGCAGGCATTTTGTTAAGATGTTTGTTAGGAACCTCTAAGTAATGTTTAGACCAAAGTCTAACTTCAGTATAAATTAACTTTTCTATTTTACTTGAAACCAAATACTATTTTGTTTTTGCAGACATTCCAGTCAAAGGATTGTTTAAAGCTTTATTAATCTTTAAATCTAAATTATCTTCCAATAATTTCATTTCTTCTAAAAGCTCTCTATTATCTTCCTTTTGTCTGTCCTCTACATCATTAACTATTTCTGTTATATGGCGAACATCACCTTCCATTTGACGTAGATCTGTTTTTAAATCATCCTTGAGTTCTCTTGCAGTTGATGCAATAAGATTTACTTCTTCTAAAACTATATCTAATTCACTTTTCAAACCCTCTACTTTCTGTATTACAATTTCCATTTGTGCTTTCGTCTCACTTTCAAGAAGTGAAATCTTCTTATCAAAGCCTGATAAATCCGGCTCAGTATAAGTTAAAATTTTTTCCTTCATGTTAAGATAATCCTGATAAAAAGTGAAGCCAGTCCAAGCTGCACCTCCTAAGGCGGATAACAAAGTTAATATGGCAAAGACTTTTCCTCCTGTGAACTTCATGCCTGCATACTCAATACTGGTCATTTATCATTTCCTCCATAATCTGTCCTTGTGCCATGTCAAACAAAATACCATAGTTATCTTCTAAAGTCTTGTTTAAATACTCTGACACATTTGTATCTTGTATAATTGATTGACTGTCAAAGAAAGTCTTAGTATTACCAAGTATCTGCATAACAATCAACGTTTTCATTTGATTTGACTCATCATATCGAGCCTTATCATCAATCTTCTTTACTATTTTGGTCGCCGCTTTTTCTTTAGCAGACGGTTCTTTTACAGGTTTTTCAGGCTCTTCAGTTTCTTCCTGTTGTACTTCTTCTTGCTCTTCACTATCTTCTGGCTCCATAACGGGCTTCTCAGTAGTTTCGCTATCGGGTTCTGGTTCTTCTTTTGTTGGTTCTTCTTCATTTGTTTCTTCTACAACAGGTTCTTCTTTAACCTCTTCTATCTGAGGGGCGGTTTCTTCTACCTCTGGTTCTGGAGGTGTTTCTAATTCTGTTGGTGGTGCCACTTCATCCATCTCAGGTGGTGGGGGCATATCATCAGCAGAAGGTACCATTTCTGGTGGTGGTAAATCATCCATCTCAGGTATTGGTATATCTAGCTGCATTTCCATTTCAATTTCAGCAGTCACAGTCTCAATGTTAACAGGCATTTCCATTTGCATATCAGAGGGTGCTAATATCTCCATAGGTGGAGGTGGTGTAAACTCCATGTCAAAGTTCATCTCAAACTCTATTTCTAATTCTACTGTTTCAAATGTGACTTCTTCAGTCTCAGGCTTAATGGGTGCAAAATCCACCATACCATCATCTATACTAATATCATTATATTCAAAAACTTCTTCTACAAACTCTATTTCTGTTGGGTCAAATATATTTAAATAATAAATTTGTTCTACCGTAGTTATCTGCTGTTCTATAATTGTACTAATAACATTATAAAAAACATTTACTGTAACATCATCAAAAACAGGACCTACTGCTAAGTTGATATCTCTACCGCCAACTTCTATTGTTAATCTATTTAAAACACCAGCGAAATCGAAAGTCCCATCGTATGATTGATAGCCTGAAGCAACTCCAGTTTCAGACAAGACATCAGTGCCTGTAAAGACTTGGTTAGAACCGTTAAGTCCTGTGATGTGCATATATATTCTATCTTGAGCATCTTGTTTATCTACTTCAATTGTATATCTTACTTCTCCGCCTTTTTGTATATTTAAATCAGATATATCTACCGTCTGTATAAACGTAGTGCCCATGCCATCAACACCCATAGACGATGTTGAATTACCACTTCCTGTGATGGCTGCGCATTTATCAGCACCTAAACCATAACAAGAATTACCTGTTGGCATGGAAGCAGGACCTTGACCACCCCAGTCAATATCCATGTCTCCTTCATTATATTGATTTACATATTCATTAACACTATCTAAAATATCCCCTGAATCTTCGTTTGTAACAGTTTGTGTAGTGGTGGTCGTAGTTGTGGTGGTAGTGGTAACAATTTCTGTGCCTAGATCTTCTTCTGTGATATCAATCTGAATATCCTCTGTAACTGTTACACCTGGAGTGCATAGTCCTTCTTGATCAGGTAAGCAAGTATCTGCTTTAGAATAAGAGGAGACCAGTAGTAATAAGGAAAAAAGTTTTAAATAGAGCAGCACTTTGTGCATCATTAAACTCCTTTGGTTCTGGTTTATTTGCTTGAACGTAATCAGTTTTGTATTTACTGCCGTCAGGTATTTCGTCAGGATTGTCACTCCAATATTGAGCAGCCTCAGCGCCAATTGATCCTCGTGCTGGACAAGGGGTCCCTGCGTCTGTCATCGAATCCCAGACTCTTGGGTCTTGACACAATATACTCACGGCGGCAACTTTCATGCCATAGGAATATAATGACCGTGACAATTTAAGTTTTTGGCATAACTCATCATCTATAACTATACCACTTGCTAATCCTACGATATTATTTTGCACACTAGCTCCCACACCTACCTTACATATATCACTGTTAGAATTAATTATAGAGGGTGCATTTGCAGTTGGAGGAGTAGAATTTGTAACCACGGTCGACGATACGGTATTAGTCTCGGCTTTTACAACGCCACATAATAAAAAAAATAATACTATGTATTTTACCATTGCAATGGATTTCTACTGTCATCATAAGTCTTGATCATGTATTCTTCCATCCAAATTATTTTTTCTTTGATGACTGCTATATCTTGTTGCATTTTTGCAACAGCATCAGCTTTTTGTTCTACAGCTTCAAGACGTTGAGTCCACATACCCCATGTCATCGCTAAAGAAGCGACAATACCTATTAACCAAATCATGTCTTTTTTAGTGAATTCCATCTACGCTATTCTCCCTAAGTTTTGATAATAACTACTTAAATTAGGATCTGCAATACCTCTTTGTGCATAGGTCGACAAATTAAATTGAGGAAACGCTCCGTAATTAAATTGTGATGCACCTGGAGTTAATCCTGGAAATGTTGGAAGTCCTGCTATTGGAGGAAAAGGAACAAGAGGTGGTTGTGGTGCGCCTGGTGGTGTAACGGGTGGTGGGACTATTGAAGGTATACCTGCTTGTTGTCTATCACCATCATTTCTATTTCGTCTTAATTCCATTCTTGCATCAGCTATTGCTCTCGCTAATCCTTTATTAGCAGAGCTTATATCCATTCTTGCCAGTGCCTCTAACTCTTGTTGAGTTCTGGCCTTAAAACCTAAACCTTTTTCATCAAGATCTCCATAATATATTTCTGGGTTTAATACTCGTAAACTTTCAACTGCACGTGGTCCGAGAGCTTTTAATGCCTCTGTTTGATTCATAAACTCGTCAGGAGTACCAATACCTATACTTTCAAGAAAACTTAAATCTGGATTTTCTAATAATCTATTTCTAATATTTTGAACTAGTGGATCATCAACTCCAAAAATACCCTCCTGACTGCCTTCTAATAAACTTCTTATGGTTGTCTCAGTGTCCTCGTCATCAACAAATAAAGTATTATCTAAAAAAGCGTTGTTGGGTCCTTTTCCTAAAAAATTCATTCCAGGAGTTGTTAGTTTTGCTTGTAATTGAATAAACTCTTGAAATTCTCTGTTTGTCATCTCATTAAGGGCATCTTGAATTGTTTTATTAGGATCTTCTTGAGCCGCTCTTAATTTTTCTAAAACAGACTGACCGACAACTTTATTACCAAAAATTGTATCCTTCATGGTTCCTAAAATCTTAAAAACATTAGGAGTTAAAACTTCCGCCATGTCAATTTTAGGTTGTTGTTCTGGTAAATTACCTAGTCGAGCTTGTTGAGCTGTTACTTGTTCATCTTGAGTTTTTATAGATTGATCAGGATCTTGACCTCGGTCCCTAGCTTCTTCTCTGGCAGTTCGTCCTCTTTCGTTAGCTCTTTGTACAGCCTCTCTAACATTTTTATTTGCAGCCATAGCTCTCTCAGCCGCTGGACTCATACGCTGATTTGGATCTGTCGCTCCCGTTGCTCTATTAGCTATTTCGTCAAATAAACCCATTATATTACCCTTTGCATAATTTTACGTGCGTTCATAATACCACCTTTTGAGGCAAATGTAATCTCACCTGGCCTGTTAAATAATTGTTTTCCACGGTCCATGGTGTTTGGATCAACGGCCGCTATGTTTGTGTTAGCTAATCTAGATGCAGAATTGACTGTTGGTAAATTAAGTGAGGCTTGTGGTTCCTCTGATACAACTGGTTGTGTATTTGGTTTTTCATCTCTTTCAAAGTTTTCTATTGTAGTTTCAGTTATTCTACCTGTGGTTGTAAACACAGCATTATTGTCTTGAAGTATCCTATTAATATTACCTTCTATTTGTTCAGCTACATCATCTGCAATTGGTTTAATTAATGTTGCAGCAAATTCTTTATCTCTAAAAGCTTGAGATAATATTTGAAATATTTCTTCATTTGTTTTACCACTGAATAATTTATTAGCTATTCTACCACCGAGACCAGCTAAAACTAATGGAGGACCTACACCCATTGAACCTGCTTTAGCACCAAGGATACGACCAAAAGCAGAAACAAACACATTATTTCTCTCCAAAACCTCTAGATTTAAAGGTCCTGATGCTGGTTTTTTAGGTTGTATTTCTTTTAAATAATTTTTAAAATATTCAACAGTTTCATAACTTTCTCCATAAATAGCTTTTAAAATTTTTTCATTGTCATCTATAAACTGAATTGTCTGTTTTAAATTTAAAACTTTTTCACCTTTTTGATCTATGACTTTAATAGAATTTAATAAATAATTGGTAACATCATCTTGAAAAGCCGCAAAGGCGAGGTCATCATTTTTTAATAAATCTTTAATTTTAATCACTGAGCTTACTGTTAAGTCTTGATTTTTTTTAGCTTGTGTAAAAATATTTGATACTATTTGAGGATTGGTAATATTTATACCTTCAACACTTGTTAACAAAATATCTTTTCTATGTTTACCTACTTCTAATTTTGTTCTTTTTAATTCGTCTCCTACTTGTGAAACAGTTGCTAAAACGCTATCAAGGTCTTTAAACTCATCTTGTAATCCAAGTTCATTTATTAATTGTCTATTATTATTTAAATATTTAGTCAGAGTGTTTCTATTTATATTTCCGTTTGCATCTTTCATTTTATTTATGTCGGAGTATAAACCGATTCTTGCACCCTCACTTTCTTTACCTATTATCTTTAAGAAATCTTTACTTTGAACTCCTCCTGCTTGACCTTTTTTTAATAACTGTTCAAATTTAGTAGCATCAATAATATTTATTTTTCCTGTTTTAGTATTATATCCTAATACTTTTCCTATCTCAGAATCATAAACATTAGTTTTTAAATAATTACTGTAACCTAAAGCCATTTGTGCGTTCTCCATATTTTTAGTCGTTACACCTGTTAGTAATGAATCATCAATAGATTCCAAAAGAGAATTATAATTATCTATTTTTGTACGACCTGCAACAGTCGTGCCATCAGTGGCTCTAATCTCATCATATATTCTTGCTCTTAAATTTAAAACCTCATCAACAGAAAACTTGGCTCCTTTAGCTCCTTTATCTAATAAACCTACACCCTCTTTAGCATTGTCTCCTAAATATCCTATATCCTTTAATCTAGTGTTTCCTGCTAAATTATAAAATATATCAGGAACTGAGGATCTGTCCGCAGTTTTATATTGATTAGCAATTATTTCTGCAGCAGCATCTCCTATATCAGTGGTGTTAACCTTAGATTTAACTTTACTCCATAGATTTTTTTCTTGAATTAATAAATCATCAAGAGCGCTTTCAAGTTCCATTTTAAGAATAGACGTTGCATCTTCTATTTTTAAACTATCACCAAACAAAGCCATCTTTTCCGCAGCTTTTTGCTCCGCCATAATAAATTTACTTTGCACGTAGCCTATTTGATCTTCACTAAACTTATTTAAAAAAGTAATTATATCATCAGGTGTGGCACCTTCTGGAAGAGCTTGTATTTTTTTTCTAAATATATTTTCAAGATGGATATTTCTTGTTAAAAAGTAAGCATCCATGGCATTTACTAAATCCGTAGATCCTTCTTGTCCTTCTAAAAATAATCTTAATCTTGAAAGTTGTTCGTTATTAAAATACTCATCTAACATTCTTGGAAAATTAGTTTGATTTATAGGATCTCCAAAAAGTTCATCTTTGGTTATTCCAAACTTTTCAAAAACTTCTTCTTTCGATAAATTATTATTTTTTAAATCATTTAATAAAGAAGTTATCTCTGATTCATCTAATTTTGAAAACAAAATATTTCCTGCTATCTTAGTAGATGTAGCATGAGGTCTAAAAACAGTGTTTATACCTCTAGTAAAGCCAACTTGATTATCTAGCGCTTTAAAAGCAGAAGATACAGTTATTGGAGATACATATCCTAATGCTTGTCCCCAGAGTTCAAAGTTTACAGGACCGTCATAATCATAAAAGAATCTTTCATCTATTTGTTGACCAATTGCTGCTCCTGTTCCACCAGTGGTTGCTAATCCCAACTCCGTGCCACCTAGTTTTAACATATTTTTTGGAGTGGCTCCTGCTAAAGTTATACCCATTAAAGGCACTGTTACCCCAACCTCTTCCGCTATTCTTCCTGTAACTGCGGATAAAGCTCTATTTTTGTCATAATCAGTTTCAATACCTATTGTATTAAAAAACTCACTAAGTGATTTACTGCCTAAAAAAGGTTTATCAGATTTAAACTTTACATTTGTTTCAAACCCTGTTTCATTTAAAATTTTATTTACTCCCTTTTCACCTAAACCTATTATAAAGTTAGAAATGTCTACAGGGAGACCTAAACCTATAGTTAACCCTTTGTTTATACCCTGTAAAGTAGACTCTCCCGCTACAGCTGCTTTATCTAAAATTGTTTCTTGAGATATATAAAAGCTTTGTAAATTTTTATAAGCATTTAATTGTGCAACTTCGTCCCCTGAATTTATTGCCTCATCTAAAGACCGATAAAGTTGTAATTCAACTTCTTTATTATTAGCCTCTTCTTGTTCTTTATCACTAATTGGCTCTACGGTTATTTTAGGATCAGGTAGTTGTTGTAAAGTTTCTTCAGCCATTAATTATTGCCTCCATATTTTTCCCTGAAATAATCTAATTCTTCTTGTTTTTTTGGAGTAAAATCTACATTAGCATCAGTATTTACAATCTTATTTGCTACAGCAAAAGGATCACCAAATTTTTCTATAAATCCTTTTTTTGTAAACCCTTCAGCCCCTGACGCCATTTTATTCATGTAATCTATCATGTCTGGATCTCCTCCAAATCTTTGAAGCTCTATAAGTTCTTTTGCTATACCGTCTCCACCTGCTGCTATCGCTGCTTGATACATTTCCATAGGCACTGTTCTACCCATCTGTAATTCAAACTTTACTTTATTCAAAATAAGATTTTTAAAAAACTTATCTAATCTTTGTATTCTGAGTACGTTTGTAGAAGAGGCAACACTTAAATCAGGTAAAGTATTTTTTACGTTTCGGACATCAAAATCAGAGGGTATACCTTTAATTAATAAATCAACAGATGTTAATAGTAAACTTCTTTGACCTGTTAAAAATTTAGCAGTCTCTTCATTAATACCAAAAGTTTCAACAAAAATACCAATAGGTCCACCAATCAAAGCAATAGCTTGATTAGGGTCTATCATTGATAAATCTCGTAGGGCATTGATCGCTGATCTAACAGCTTCTTGCTCCTCTGAATCCATAGCTGGTCGACCCGCATAATCTCTATCTGCTGCTGCTCTAAATATTCCGTAAGAGGGGTCTGATCTATCCAAACCATATAACATGTCAACCATATCAATATTACCTTTTTGAATTTGTTCAATATCGTCTAGTGCACTTTGATTGTCTGCAGAGCCTTTTCTATTTTTATTTATTTTTACAAACTCACTATCTAATTGATTTATAATGCCAAAGTCAGTAGTTTGCAAAACATCATCTCGTAAAGTCCCTTTACTTTGATCTACAAACAACGCAACTAATCTATCCAACTCGTTTTCTGTTAAATCATTTTGTTCTGGATGTTGGTCTCTATACATTGTTTTTATTTCTTCTTTTGTATCCAATAGTCTTTCGCTTGCTATCAAACTAGTGTTAGTAATACCAGGAGGTAATTGTTCAGTTATGTTTTGACCTATGTTTGTAAGAAATTCTGACTCACTATATACTTCACCATTATATGTATAAGAAACATCATTACCCACAATTTTTCGCTCTGCTGTTTTTATTTTATCTGAAGGTTTTGCATCATCAGCTATATTTAAAGGATTAAAATAAACGGTTTTTAATTTTACATCTTTAGGCTCAACGCTGGTGTAAGTTTCATTAAATTTTGGATCTGTAAAATATGGAGAACTTCTATCATTTAAATCCACCTCTATTGTTTCGTTGTCGTCATTTCTATTATAAAAAACTTCAAGCTTTGGTGCTTTAGGAACATCTGGTTTTACATCTGTGTATGTGTTAAAGAAAAACTTGTCTTTATAAAGAGGAGAATCAGGGTTAGCTTTGTTTACAGTTATAGAGTTACCATTTACTTTACTATAAAAAGTTTGTGTGTCTGCTTTTACAAAGTCATCATTTGGTTTTTCAAGAGAATATTGTTTTATAAAATTAGGATCAGTATAAATTTTAGAAGCGGAGTCAGCTATATTTATAGTAACTGTATCATCAGAATCTTCCTTATTGTAAAACGTTTTAAAATCACCTTTAACAAATTCATTTTGTTTATCTTTAGCTTTTTGTATTTCATCATACGCCATATCAAAAGCTTTTAATTTTAGGCTATTGTCAAAATCTTTTTGAGCTGATCTTGCTTTTCTTATAGACGCTCCTGCTTGTGCAAAGTCAGGTGCGGAGGTTTGCAGGGTTTGTCCCGCTATATCTAAAGCTCCTCCTAGTCCTCCTTGATAAGATTTACCAGACATTAAACTACCGAAAAATTTCAAAAGAGCAGGTGTCAATGTTTCTCTTTTTGAAGGAACTTCTGGTCTACCTAAATCTAAACTTTCTAACAATTCTAGTCTGCTAGACATGGTGTCTTTTAAATTAGGTAAAGAACTTTCAGCATTATCGTGTCCAGCATAACTACCCGGTCTATCTACATAACCTCTTTTAGGTGTAGCTAATCCTGACGTAATACCCACACCACGAGAAGATACTTGACCACCTCTATTAAATAGTTTTCGTGTGTATATACTCATTAACCTATTAATGCTCCGAGGCCCGTGCCAATGGATCCTATAGCACCTGCCGCTTGTAAGAATGGATTACCTTGAGGCATAGGAGCTATGGTTTGTGTTGCTGTGCCTGCGCCTGGTGTTACTTGTTGTAATGTTTGTGAACCAAATGATATTCTTCTAAAAGGCTCCATCATTTGATTTAATTGATTTTGATAATTAGTTCCCAGTTGTGTTTGAGCTAACTGCTGTTGCAGACCACCGATACCTAAAAGCTGACTGACATCTTGACCTTGAAGGGCTTGTGTTTGTGCGCCTAGTCCAGCCATCGTGCTACCGATGCCGCTTGTTAACTTACCAATGTTAGCAAAGCCTGCTGCTTGTTGTGCTCTTTGTTGATTAGCCGCTGCAGCTGATGCTTGTGCTTGTTGAAAGTTTCTAGATAAATCTTCAAAGATTCTTCTTGATCGTAGATCTTGTGCATTTCTAGCTAGCTCTGATTGTTGAATACCAAACCTACTACCACCAAATGCACCTGCCTTCACAGCTTGACCAGCTAACTGATTCTCTGCCATGGCAGCTTGTCTATCTATTTCTTTGACAGCTTCATTTGTTACTGCTTGTTGATAAGGATCCATAAACTGTTGAGCTCTAGAAGGGTCAAAGTTCATCTGTCTAAGTGCTTCTGCTCCTGCAGCAGCTGATCCTAGGCCCGCGGTTTGTGCCGCCTGACCTGCTTGTAAGAAAGGTTGAAACGCTCCAATACCTTGAAACGCTAAGTTCATTGCAGCTTCTTGTGTCGGACTAAATCCTGCTACTTGTTGCTGTGGTATTGTTTGCGGTAATTGTAAAACTCCTTGGGCGTCTGCTGTTCCAAATAAAGTGTTTAATAACTCCTGTTGTCTATCACTAATATACTGTGGGACTTTAGTAGTTACAATTTGTTCTTGTGTTGCCATTATGCTTTCCCCTCTAATGAATCCATCATCTGATACATTCTCTTTGCGCCTTCGCGACGGTCTCCTCCGCCTGCACCCCTGACTGCTTTAGCCGTCATGACAAATTCTCCGTCGCTTAGCATTGCGGGGATATCGTCACTTGTCTCGGTCCCTGGTCCGAGTGACATGCCCCCTTGTCGTAAATCTGTTACTCCTCCACCTTTAGCCATGCCCCCTTGTGGAAATAAGACATCACTTGTTGGAAATATTTGTTTATCCGTTGTAGGTATTGTAAATTGTGCAGCATCAGGAGAATCATCTTGACCTTCTTTAATTAGTAAACCTAACGCTGTTGTTAGAGGTATACCTAATTTTAACATGTCTGCAATGTTTAAACCTCCTGGACCACCTGTTTTACCTATTAAATCAGTAATTCTTTCTTGTTGATCACTATCTAAAGCTTTATAATCAAGACCATATAATTCATTTGCTAGTTTATTTACTCCCTCTGACGTGGACTTTTTACCACCAAATAAACTGTCTCCGCTAAAGAACTTGCCGCCTTTGCCTATTAGTCCAGATTGATCACCTTCCCCTAAGAAAAATCGTTTTAATCCTTCTTTACCAAATAATTCTTCAAGTCCGACTGCAGCTGCTTTATCTTGACCAAAAATATTCATGGCTAAACCTTTGCCGCCTAATCCTGATATACCTGGACTTCTAAACCCACCGAGTCCACCTGATATGGCCCCACCAACTCCACTGCCAATACCACCAGCAATAGCTCCTAAGAAAGGATTACCAGTTGCAAGTCCTACAATAGGACCTAAGTATTGTTCTAAGTCACCTGGTATTGCTTTTCTAATACCTTTAACAATCTTCTTTAGAAAGAATTCTGGTTGACCTGTGACTGGGTTAATAGAGTTTAATTCGTTACCAACAATGTATCGACCGGGATCAATGCCCATGTCTACCATTGTTTTAAATAATCTTTTCTTTAATACTGGGTTTTTGTCTAAGACCTCCATAGGCACAACAGTTTCACCTTCTGCTGCATGCACCATGTAAGTATCTTCATAACGACCTAATCCTCCCAGTGAGGATACGAAACTTTTAAATTGGTTTAGTGACTCAAGTCCCTGCATAATATTATGTTGTATCTCCAAATATATCTAAGCTATTAACTTTGATAGCGACATCTCTTTTGATGTGT